CGGTAAAACATGGTCACTCATTAACTTGGCCATCGCCGCATCCAATGGGATGCCGTGGCTGGGGATGCCGGTTAAGCAGAGTAAGGTTCTATACCTAGACTTCGAGCTGAAGAAATTCTTCGGTACAGATCGGATAAAGCGAGTAGCCAAGGCCATGTTTAAAGGAGAGATGCCACTAAACCCTCGGCTAGACTATTGGCCACTACGAGGTTACCGGACTGAATTGTTGGACCTCCTAACCAAGATTCGAGTGGAAAGGAGGAATTACGAATTAATTATCCTCGACCCATATTATAAATTAGCCACCGGTATAGACGAGAACGATGCCAAGGCTGTAGGCGAAATTGTCAATCTAATCGAAGACTTCTCCGAGGAAACCGGTGCCGCAATAGTCTTTGCCCACCACTTCTCCAAGGGGAACAAGTCAGAAACCGATCACATCGACCGAGCGAGTGGTTCAGGTGTCTTTGCCCGTGATCCCGATGCTATCCTCACCCTCACCGCCCACGAGGAAGAGGAACACTTAGTCCTCGAAACCACCTCCCGAAACTGCCCATTCTCACCCCCCAAAGTCCTCGAATTCTCTGCCGATACCTTCCCCCTTTTCCGACATAAGCCCGACCTCGAGGCTAAGTTCAGAAAGCCAGGTCAAACCTCCACAATTCAAAAAAAGATTAATGAGGCCTTATCCGAGAAGTTCCTCGATCTGTTAAAAGATAAGCCGATTTGCGGAAGAGAGCGAGCAATTACCCTCCTAAAAGAGCAAACAAATAATCGAATAGATAACCACATTTTTACCAAGATTCTGTCCGAAATTAAGGACAAAATTGACATCGAAACGGGCGGTCCAGGCAATCAAACTATCTACTCTTTACGACTAAATCTTGAAAGCGAATAAGTTAATTTTTTGATTGATCTGATAGTAGTCCGAAAAATCTATATATATATAATATATATAATATTAAATTCGGCCCACTCTCCAACATGAAAAAATACAGGCTGTTAGTAGTCCTCCTTCGGACTAATGCTTTGGCCCGTAAGCCGGCCCAAAAGCTAAAGCTTACGCACCAGTCCGCCAACCGCTTTAGGCGGCCGTACCAGGTGGACTACATTGCCAGCCTACAAGCTCACTCGATTAGAAGATTAAAACCGATCCATCAGTCTAACCGATTAACCGGCAGAACAGGTATCACTCGTTCAAGGCATCTATCTGCTAGCCTTAATATAATCGCTCAGATAATACTATGCTCGGTATCACTCAGACTAAATTCAATCACAGCAAAGAGGGCATTCAGAGGAATGGCGGGATTGGCGGTCTTATGCCCTAGTGTGGTAGATTGTATAGGTTGGAGGCTAAAAACGCTCTCAGCGTCCTCTACGGGGCTTTAAACGCTATATATGGAATTATATGTCGGTTTATATTTATCCGAATATTTCAAATATTATCTGAAGTATGATAAACAGGCTGTCGATTATAAGATCCCGTTCGAGGAAAAAGAAGAATAAGGTTAGGAGAGCATACCACTCTCTTTGATTATTATGTATCGGTGACTTCGGCCTCGATGATTTTTTCATCCTTCAGATTGGCAAGCTCGGCTCGGATCTCATCCAGGCTTAAAGATTTCTTCACTTCGATAGTCTGAGTAGGTTCACCTTCGTACTGGCGATGCTTGTCGATTAGAATGCCGGTAGCGATTGGTAGGACTCCTGATGGGATTTCATCGTCCTGGAGTTTAGTTATCAGACTTTCAACTGCAAGCTGGGTCGCTGTTCCGATTAATCCTCTAAGATGCTTTTTCGTATCTTTCAGTGTTTCCTGTTCTCGAGACTTGACGACTGCAACTGTATGGGCGGATATCTTACACTGCTTTGTAATACTTGTGATCGTGGAACCCTCTGCCAGCATCTGAACGCATTTAGCATAATCGTTAGGCCTCTTATCGAAAAGCTTCTGTCCGGTCCAAACTGCGGGACAGGCTTCCTCGACAACTAAATTAGCCGGAAGGTTCTCGGCTTTCTGATATGCTCTCGGTCTTTTTGTAGGCATGATTTTAATCGGTGTGGCATAATGATAATGAATTATCAATAAGGGATTTGGCAAGAACAATTAGACATAATCACTATTACACGAAATTAGTGTAAATATTAAGGCATTGATTATTAGTGCTTTATGTAAATGATCTAGGATCGTGCAAGTTGTGTAATTAAATCGGTTAACTCCAACAGGGGGGGAGGGGGGTCGGATTTTGCGGCCCGCCGGTCACCGAGACCGATTGTGTCCCATAAAAAAATTTTGCCCAATTGCGTACCACTCGCCCTCCAGTCTGCTAAAATCGAACTATGCCACTTACCTGGACACCGCACCCCGCCTTACCGCCTCTGACAAAATCAGAGATGCTGTCCATGTCCCCCGAATCAATCCTCGCATATTGGGAAAAGCGTGAGGAAGCGATCAAGCTCGAGAAGGATGATCCATACCGGCATGGCTTTGAACTTGATACCTGGAAGTTAGCGGATAAGGAACTGAAGACTCATGCCGAGATCTTGGTCATGGGAGGGAATAGGGCTGGAAAGAGTTTTTGGGCGGCCAAGCGGGTAGTTCAATCCCTCGTTGAAAACCCCGGCACGATTATATGGTGTCTTACAGAAACATCGGCAAATTCTGTGCAATTCCAACAGAAGCTCGTTTACGATGCTCTCCCAAAAGAGTTTAAGTCGTTGGGGAGAGGTAAGATAGGATATGTAATGTGGTCGCTTAAAAATGGATTTACCTCGCAAAAGTTCACTTTGCCGAACGGAAGTCAGTGTATTTTCCGTAACTGGTCCCAAGATATCAGCACCATTGAGGGAGGAGAGATTGGCTCACCGCAAGATCCAGTCAATGGAACACATAATATCGGATATTGGGCGGACGAATTAGTACCGATGTCATGGGTAAATACCCTTCGTTTTAGGACAGTTACCCGCAATTCCAAGGGAATTATCAGCTTCACCGCCGTTGACGGATGGAACTCTGTCGTAAAATCGATGCTCACCGGTGCCCGCACCATAGAGTCAACGAAAGCGGACCTATTAGACGGCGAAGAAGTCCCCCTCGTTCAACAGCCCATCCGCAAAGCCAGTTCTGTGGTTTATTTCCATACAGCGGCGAATCCCTTTGGCGGCTGGGCGGCGATGAAGAATCAATTGGAAGGCGAGAAGCGGGAAACTATTTTATGTCGGGCGTATGGAGTGCCTGTGAGGCAGTCTAGGGCTATTTTCCCTAATTTGACCGATAAAAACTTCGTAACATCGGACAAACTGCCCGATTTCTCGGATGCCAACTGGGTATTATCCATCGATCCGGCGGGAGCAAAACCTTGGACAATGGTCCTCTTTGCAATCGATCCACATGGAGTCGCCTGGGCGGTTAAGGAGTTTCCTGACTTCGACACATGGGGAGGATGGATTGACTTAACTAAGGACAAGCTAAGTGCCGGCGAGGCTGCCCAACCGAACGGGTACGGCCTGGCGGATTATGCCGATGAGATTAGGAGAATGGAGAAGGTATGTGGGGATAGTGAGGTCATCCGCATAATCGACCCTCGTTTGGGAGCGGCGAGCTATCAGAAGTCGGAAGGATCTTCCAACATAATCGATGATTTAATGGACGAAGATATTATTGTTCAGCCGGCCGAAGCGTTAGACATCGAGACGGGATTACAGGCTATTAATAATTTACTCGCATGGGATCGGGATAAAGAGATGGATTTGGATAATAAGCCTAAATTGATGTTCAGCGATGAGTGTCAAAATCTAATAAGTTGTATGCAAGCTTACCAACCAAGTGCTGGGCTAAAATGTCCGAGCAAAGATTTCGTAGATAATGCCAGGTATTTTTGCATCGGTAATTTCGAGTATTTCAGCGAGGACGAATTAATTTCAACAGGTGGAGGAGGGTATTAATTATGGGAGTAACTAAAAAGTGGAGTCAAATGCAGAGGGACCAAGTGGTAATTTTACGGAAGACTGGATTAAGCTGGCCGAAGGTAAGTAAAGGGGTGGGCATCCCTCGTTCTAGCTGTCAGAAGATTTGGTCTGAGGAATCGGATGGTAAAATCGAACTGCCCGCCCCGCCGGCAAAGCAGATAGAAAAGGCTAGGGTGCTTAAACTCGTCCCAAATCCCCGCCTTATGCTTATCCACTTTGATGATCGGGAAGGGATTGCGAGGTGCGTTAAGAGACCAGGAGCCAATCACCCTCCAAAATCGGAAATTTATGTCAAAAAAGTCGAGGGAGACGATGATTTGTATCGAATCGCATGATCAGACGGAGAAGCGGATTGATCTTATGTTGAGGGAAATGGTGGTAGAGGAGGGCTTGGCGGCATTTGAGGCGGGAAGAGATCCGAGGAGTCATACTTTACAGGAGATAGCAGACTTTAGCGGGGTTGGTTTTGAGACGATGAGAAGGATCGAAAAAAGAGCCCTGAGTAATTTAAAAAAAATAATGTTAGAATTGGAGATTAAAAATGGAAATACAGGAATTTAGCGAAAAAGGACCCGATGTAGATGCCATCAAAAAAGAGTTTGAAGATGCGAAAGCAGACTTGAGCTTTTGGATGGATAAAGCGGAACAGGGTAGGGAGTGTCGATTTAACGAATGGGCTGGCAAGGATGAGTCAGGCAAGAAGAACGGACCGGAGGCATTTCCTTGGGACGGCTCCAGTGATCTCGAGCCAAACCTGGTTAACCCGTTGATTGATGGGGATGTAGCCTTACTTAGTCAGTCACTCAGCCAAGCCAACCTCGTAGCCGCTCCCGTCGAAAGTTCCGACATTGGTTCGGCTAAGTTGGTGAGCGAGTTTTTAAAATGGCGGATGAACTCAATGACAGAACTTCCTCGGGAAGCCGCCATCGGAGCGAACTATTTACTGCAAAATGGAATTACTTTCTTCGGCACTTACTGGAAGCGTGAAACCACAAGAGTATTTAAGGATATTAGCCTCGAAGAGATTGCACAGATGAGTCCCGAGCTTGCAATGGCCATCCAAGATCCTGAGATGAAAGAGGGAGTTGAAGAGATGCTATTTCCGCTATTCCCGAATCTGAAAAAGCGAAGAGTTCGGAAGATGATTAACGAACTTCGCAATAAAGGCGTTTCCAAAGTTCCGACTGAAAAGGCGGTAGTAAACAGACCGGCAATTAAGGCGTATGAATTGGGCAGAGAAATAATCATCGATTCAAATGTAATCGATTTAGAATCTGCCAGGAGCATTCACTGCATTCACTATTATTCTCCCGAAGCACTCATGCAGAAGGTCAATGAGGGATGGGATAAGAAGTGGATTGAGGAGGTACTGGAGAACAGTAAGGGTTTTTATGCACCTGAGAGTTATAGTTCTGATTTAATGTCTTACGATACCGGTAATTTTTATGGCACACAGGATTATGAAGGCATGGTCCGAGTTATTACAACATATCGTAAGGAATTAGATGAAGACGATGTACCTATTTGCACGATTACCTGTTGGGCGGATGAGGCCGAAGGGCATGGTTTTCATAGTCCGATGGAATACGATGAGGGCAGATATCCATTTGTCTGCATTACTAGGGAGAACCTAAATCACCGACTACTCGATTCAAGAGGTTACCCCGAGCTTTTAAAGAGTTATCAAATCGCAGTTAAGACCGAGATGGATGCGCGGCGAGACCGCGCCTCGATGAGTACCTTGCCACCCGTGGAGCACTTGGCTGGCCGCCGTCCCGAGAGGATAGGCCCAGGGGCAACCTTGGCAGTCCGCCGAAGGGGAGAAGTTGGTTTCATGGAGATCCCGAGGTATTCGCAAGCCTCGATGGAAGTGGAGATGCAAATTAGACAACTCGCCAATAAGATAACCGGCCGGGCAACATCGCCCGAGGATGCGGTAGAAGCAAACAGCATTCGCCAGCACTTGGTTAATCAGTGGCTCAATGGATTCAAACAGATTTTAAATCGGGTTTGGTGCTTGGATCGGACTTACGGCGGACCACAGATATGGTTTCGGGTAACAAATAATGAACAGGGTGCGATGCTCATGCTCGATGAGACTGCCGAGGTGTATGATTTTAATATCACATGGAACTCGATGAATCAGGACGAGGAGAAGGTTCTTCAGAAGCTCGATACTGTTGGTAAATTAATGTCAACTTATGACCGTCAAGGAGTTGGTCGATATGATGTATATCTTCGTAAAGTTTTAGAAGCAATCGATCCTAATCTTGCCGGTCAATTGATCGCCCCAGTTGAAGAAGCAACCGACAAGGAAATCCAAGAAACTTCCGCAGACATTGCTAAGATTGCATCGGGACAAGTGGTTAATGTACCTCAACAGGGTGTAAATTCTCAACTTCGTTTACAGAAGTTACAAGAGTACCTTCAGGGAACTCCCGAAGTGCCAGCAACCGATGTACAGCAAAGGATGCAAGAGGATGAGAACTTCGCAAAGAGACTTCAGACATATGCGGGACAGCTTGAAATGATGCAAGCTCAACAAAGAAACGCAATAATTGGCCAGCTAGGTACTGCCCCCGGCAATGTACCAGGCACATCGATGGCCGCTTAAATAAAAAGGAAATATTATGCCAAAAGTAGGAAAGAAACATTATTCGTACACGCCTAAAGGAATGGCTAAAGCTAAAGCCGCCGCCAAGAAATCGGGTAAAAAGATAAGCTATGCCAAGAAAAGCACTCGGAAGGCCAAGTAAGGTTAACAGCCCAAGGAGAATCCGAAAGGGTGAAGCTGGGTATGGGGTTAAGAAATTTGTAGTCCGAGCGTCTGAAGGCGGTAAGCAGAAGACAATTCGCTATGGGGATGCCAAGATGAAGATCCGAAAGTCTAACCCATCTGCCCGTAAGTCTTTTCGTGCAAGGCATAGTTGTGATGAGAAAAAGTCAAAGCTAACGGCGGGGTATTGGTCCTGTAAGAAGTGGTAAGATGCCAAAGGACGCTTGCTACAAAAAGGTAAAGGCACGGGTAAAGGTATTTCCATCCGCCCGAGCATCTCAGCAGATTGCCAAATGTCGGAAGTCGAAGGGACAGGTTAAGAAGTCTCCGGCTGGGTCTTCGTTAAAAAGATGGGGTGCTGAAAAGTGGCAAGATACACGGACCGGCAAACCATGCGGACAGGGTAAGGCAAATGAATACTGCCGCCCGACTAAAAGAGTTTCGAGTAAAACGCCCAAGCTAAAATCAGAGATGAGCAAAAGCCAATTGAAACGGAAGAAGGCGGAGAAATCGAAGGTTGGCATGGGCAGAAGAGTTAAACCAATAAGAAGGAAAAAATGACACTAGGTGATGCAATAAACGGCCTCGGCGAACAGACTGAATGGCTCGTAATAAAAGATTTTATTAAAGAACAGCGGGATATGTGCCTGGTCGATTTTCAGGACTATACCCATGTGGATAACCCTCAGAAACTCGCCCGACTTAGCGGTGAGATTGCTGGTTTAACACGAATAGTAGAAAGCTTAGAAAATGCCGA